GAAGTGCATTAAGACAGAAAAGCAGATGGTGGAAACCAATTGCTGAATGTAAGAAGTTAGCAAGAAGAGCTTACAAAGGAAAAAACAAAAGACAGAAGTGGGAATACCATTGCAATAAGTGTAAGAGCTGGTTTAAAAGTGATCAAGTTAACGTTGATCATATAGAACCTGCAGGTAGCTTAAATTGCTCAAATGATCTTCCAGCCTTTGTAGATACTTTGTTTTGTGAACAGGAAAACTTACAAGTGCTCTGTAAAACATGCCATGATGAAAAAACAAAATTAGAAAAACAATTAAAACAATTTAAAAAATGAAACAGTTTAGAACACCTGGCCATTATGAGAATGGTCAAAAGTATGACATTATAGACGTGTGTAATGATTACTCTCTTAATTTTAACAGGGGTAATATTGTAAAATATATAGCTAGAGCAGGAAAGAAAGGTATTGAGATAGACGATTTACATAAAGCTTTAGATTATTTACAGAGAGAAATTGAATGTATTAAATCTATAGGAGAAGAGCGTTATGATAAAAGGAGTTAAAGCAGAAACTATTCAAGAAGTTGATATAGTTGTAAAGGAAGTTAAGAACTGTCCTCTTAAATATGACAACACAGAAAGAGTATTGATAATAGATGCTGATAGTATTATGTATTTTGCATCACACTTTCCTGAAGACTCTCTGATGGAGTTTCCAACAGAAGAAGAAAGAATAGAAGAAGCTAAGTATAGAACTAGAACTAAGTTGGAAGAGATTCATAACAACATAGAAGAGTTTTATAACATACAAGAAACTTTTATATTTGTAAGAGGTCGTGGTAACTTTAGATATAAACTTTATCCTGACTATAAATCTAACAGAAAGCAAAAAAATGATCTTATACCAATAATATCACTTTACATGTTAGAAGAATTGAATGCTATACCCTCTATAGGAGCTGAGGCTGATGATTACGTGTATGATGCTTATCTATTAAGCGAAGGTAATTGTGTTGTAGCAGCTATAGATAAAGATGTGCTGTATAATTGTCCTGACGTACCATTCTATAATTATAGAAGTCATGGAAATACTCTAGGAGAGTTTAAACATATCTCTAAGGAAGAAAGTAGATTAGCTATAGCTTCTCAAGTGGTAATAGGTGACAGTGGTGATGGTATACCTGGAGCTTACAGAGTTGGTAAAGCGTGGTGTAGAGATAACATGCATCTAGGAATGACAGACTATCAATTTACTAAAGCTATATTTAGAGCGTATCTAAAAGCAAGCGGTGGTAATGGTCAGATGGCTAAAGAGCAGGCTAGATTAAATTACAGTGTATTAAAACTATACACACAACATGAACTTGAAACAATTAATAAACGCTAATGAAAAAAACAATAACAAGCATATTTATGGTACCCACTCTAAAAGTACCGAAAGATTCATTATTAAACAATGAATTTGTAAATGCCTATATTAGTGATGTAGATAGAGATATACAGTACCCAAATTCTGTATATCTTTTATTTCTACCTAAAGATATAGAGCAATTTAGAGAATTTCTAGATGATGAATATGATAGAACTGAGTCTGTTATAGATGATTATGATTATCCAAATGGATATGTAGTAATAGTATATAAACTAAATCCTAACTTTAAAGAAGATTTTAGTCTTGTTAAAGAAGGTAAATATTCTGAAACATCAAAGAAATTTCAAGAATCATTCTCAAGAGTAGTAAAGATTAAAAAGAATGGCCTTCATAAGGATCAAGTGTCTTTGCAATATAGAATCTTCAACAAAACAGAAGATATGATTAAATATTGGGAAGATAAGATTGGCATTGAATGGTCTAAAGATCTTGAAGTATGGGATGGTTTTGATATAGCAAAAGAAACATTGAACATTAAATTAATAACAAACACTGAATTAGTATGAAAACAATTGAAATTTTAAAACAAAACAAAAGAGCTGCAAAATACATCAAAGAATGGTTTTTAGAAAGATTAGCAACTAATATAAAAAACTTTAAACGTGATGATCAATTTAAACAGCTTATGTCTAATACAACAGTAACAGATGAGCAAATAGAAAATATTATATCACAAGCTCCCAGGAGTATATTAGATGTACTAGACAGCCAAGGTGTGCTAATAAGTATAGTTGTAAAAGATGAAAAGTTTTTAGGAAATGTCTTTAATGCTCGAACAGAAGAAAAGATTGATGTTAATAAGCATACTACTAGAAAAGAGTTTGACGTATCTGCAATGAAAATAGCTCTACCTATTCTTGAGGAAAACCTTGCAGCTGTTGAGAGTCAGGAAGTTATAGAGGATGAAAAAAAAGAGGATGAATAATGAGAACAATTGGAAAAATTATAGTAGATTTGCTATCCGACAATCAAATTTCAGCAGAAGAAGCTGATTTAATTATCACCAATCTTTCAGACAGTAAAAGACCTTCAGGATATCAACCTGAACGGACTTCTAGTCCCTATTGGTATCAAACAACAACATAATTATGAGAACAATAAAAGAATTCAATGACTCTTATGAGTTAGTTTGTGATGGAGGAGGTCTTTCAATAGAAGTTCCTGCTGTAGTTCAGTTTTTAAATGTAGCTTTTTCTGACTTTTTAAAAGTAGATGGTTTTAGATACAAACAAGTGTCAACTATTCGTGGGATACCTAGAGTAGAAACAAACCTGACTGAGATAATGCCATATGTAGGTCATGTTATACACAGCGAGCTAGAAGAAAAGATATCTTTAATTCTAAAAGTAGAATTTGAAATAGAGGAAAGATTGAGATCCATAAACTTAGATAAAAACGGTAAACCATTATCAATATGAACAAAAACATTTTTATGCAAAGGGTAAATATTTTACCTTATGAATACCCACAGTTATTAGACTACAAAGATGCAATAAGACATTCTTATTGGATTGATACAGAATTCAACTTTACAGAAGACATACAAGACTTTAAAGTAACAATCTCTTCTGAAGAGCGTGACGTTATCAAGAAGACTATGCTTGCAATTGCACAGATAGAAGTTAATGTAAAAACATTCTGGGCTGATATGTATAAACGTATGCCTATTACAGAGGTGGGTGATGTAGGAATGACGTTTGCTGAGTCAGAAGTTAGACATAAAGATGCTTACGCTAGGCTGTTGAGAATATTAGGTTTAGAAAAGGAATTTCAGAACGTTATAGAAGTGCCTGCAATAGAAGGTAGACTTAAGTACTTAAAGAAATACCTAGACGGTACACGCTCTAGAGATAATAAGATGTACACTAAATCTGTACTATTGTTTTCACTATTTATAGAGCACGTAAGCCTGTTTAGTCAGTTCTTAATTATGATGAGCTTTAACAAAGAAAAGAATGTACTAAAAGGTATATCTAATGTTGTTGAGGCTACCAGTAAAGAAGAAGAGATACATGGTAACTTTGGTGCTGAGATTATCAACATCATTAAAAAAGAGAATCCTGATTGGTTTGATGAAGAGTTTGAAAACTTAATCTATTCAGCTTGTAAGAAAGCTTATATTGCTGAGTGTGGTATACTTGATTGGATCTTTGAGAAAGGAGAACTTAGTTTTCTACCTAAAGAAACAATACAACATTTTATCATGAACAGGTTTAACAACTCTCTAGAAAAAATAGGAATGGATTCTATATTTGATGTAGATAAAGATCTGATATCATCAACTAAGTGGTTTGATATAGAGATAACAGGTACAAAAGAAGGAGACTTCTTTTACAAGAAAAGTGTGGACTATAATAAAAAAAGCAAGAGCATAACTGAAGATGACTTGTTTTAAAAAATAAATAAGATATGGATTATAAAAGATATTACTGGCTCAATGAGGACAGTAGAAAGTTTTTGTCCAGAGGATACTTAGATGAGGAACCTGAACAAAGAATAAGAGACATAGCAAACATTGCTGAGAAGTATTTGAACATAAAAGATTTTGCACATAAGTTTGAAGACTATATGGCAAAAGGATACTACAGCTTATCAACTCCTGTATGGATCAACTTTGGTAAATCAAAAGGTTTACCTATTAGTTGTTATGGTTCTAATGTGGATGACACACTAGATAGTATACTAAATGCAGGACGTGAGATAGGAATGATGTCTAAATATGGAGGAGGTACAAGTGCCTACCTTGGAAACATAAGACCTAGAGGATCAACTATTAGTACAGGAGGTCAAGCAGATGGTCCTATACATTATGCTAGAATGTATGACACTGTAGTAGATGTGTGTAAACAATCTGCTGCTAGACGTGGAGCATGTGCTGTATACTTACCAGTAGAGCACGATGATATAGAAGAATTTCTAGACATAGGTACAGAAGGTAACCCTATTCAGAACTTACAATACGGTATCACTGTTACAGACGCTTGGTTAAAATCTATGAAGTCTGGTAGTAAAGAGAAACGTAAGATATGGGCCAAGATTATACAAAGACGTAATGAGTTTGGATTTCCATACATTATGTTCTCTGATAATTCTAATAAGAATACACCTTACGAAAAACTTGGTTATAAAATAACTGCATCAAACTTATGTAGTGAGATACAGTTACCAACTGATAGCTTTCATAGCTTTGTTTGTTGTTTAGGATCTATAAATGCATTGCATTGGGATGAAATTAAGAAGACAGACGCTGTTGAAACTTATGTTTTGTTCTTAAATGCTGTAATGAATGAGTTTATACAAAAAGCTGAGCATTTACCAGGAATGCGAAGAGCTTTTAAGTTTGCAAAAGAACACAGAGCTATAGGTCTAGGAGTATTAGGTTATCATTCTTTGTTTCAGTCAAAACTTATAGAGTTTGAATCTTTAGAAGCTAAGCAAATCAATCATGAAATCTTTAGTAGTATTAAAGAAAGAAGTGAAGCTGCCTCTAAATGGTTACATGATGCTAAAGGATACACATCAATTAGAGAGGGATATGCTAACACTACCCTTATGGCCATTGCTCCAACTAAGTCTAGTTCATTTATACATGGTGCAGTATCTATGGGTATAGAGCCTATCAAGTCTAACTACTTTATTAAGGATCTTGCTAAGTCTAAGACTATTTACAAGAACCCTTTCTTAGAAGCTGAATTGGAAAAGTATGAAATGAATAATGAGAAGACCTGGGATTCTATCTTAAAGAAGGATGGGTCTGTACAACATTTAAAGTTTCCTACTAAAAAAGTGTTTAAATCCTTTATAGAGATTAGTCCTAAGGAAATAATACTACAAGCTGCTCAGAGACAGAAGTTTATTGATCAGTCGCAAAGTTTAAACCTTATGATAGATCCTAGTGTACCTGCTAAAGATATAAATCAACTTTATCTTTATGCTCACCAGGAAGGAGTCAAAACTCTTTACTATCAATTTAGTCAAAGTTCAGCTCAAGCATTTGCACGTAACATCTTAGAGTGTGCAAGTTGTGAAGGCTAACTAAGTTAGTGATAATAAATCTTTAGAATCTTTCAATAAGGTTTTGTAGTTTATTTTACATTTCATACATTTGAATAATGAAAAGAGATATAAAGGATAGTGATTACTACCTTGAAAAAGGTAGAGTTCACTTTACAAACGAGTATCTGCTTCATAGAGGGCCATGCTGTGGTGGAAGTTGCAGACACTGCCCATACGATTTACGTATAAAAGGTAATATAAAACTCAGAGATGAGTTGGATTAAAATTTTCTGTTCTGTTTTTTAATTGTGAAGAAGGGCCTTGGAGTAATCTAAGGCTTTTTTTTGCTTGTAAAACAGAGTAGAATTTAGTATATTTGAATATAATTAAAAACAATTAAATATGGCAAAAAAGCTAAAAGAAACAGGGAATAAATTCCAGGATGCGCTGGAAAAATTGAACAAGCAATACGGTCAGGGTACTGTATTAGCTTTAAACAGTAAAACAGGAGGGGACTATGACCTGATTAGTACAGGATCAATAGGTTTCGATTGGATCACCTTAGGGATAGGTGGTTTTGCAAAAGGTAAAATGTACGAGCTTATGGGCTGGGAAGGTACAGGTAAATCTACTATATGTGGACATGCTGTAG